GGAAGCATGAGCCGCGCGTTAGTTCTCGACTACTTGGAGTCTCACCCGGACGGCGCAACGCCGCAGGAAATCGCCGATCACACCGGGCTTAACGCATACAGCGTGCGCCTGACCCTCGGACGCATGGAAAGCCGCCGCGAAGCCAGCAAGATCGGCGGCCCATTGCGCGGGCTTCATACGGTATGGGTCGGATACAGAGAGCCGACGCCGCCAGTGTTTCGAGCGATGGAGACGCTACGGGCGATGCAAGACGCTTGCCGTGCGCGATTGATGGCTAACCAACTGGAGGCGGCATGAAGATGACGAAATGGTTTCCGGGCAATGTGAAGCCGGTTCATGTTGGTGTGTATGAGACAGCGTCGAACGACGCGGGCCAATGGTTTCAATACTGGCACGGTACGCACTGGGGATACTCGGCACACACGCCAGAGTTCGCATACGAACGAAGGGATTTGTGGTCGTACCATCAGTCAGACTCATGGCGCGGGCTGACGGAGCCAGCAGCATGAGCCCCGCCCTGTACTGGTGGCTGTTCTTCAACGTCATGGCGAGATCATGGAATCCGCCGAAACCGAAGCTGCCGCCAAAGGAAGATGCGTGAAGCTTCCGCAACCATTACGCCAGGCTGATTACGGCGACCCACTAAAAATACTAATAGCGCGCGAGGAATCCACATGCAAGGGCTGCGTTTATCAGATCGGGAAGATCAGTTTCGGCGAATCGGACTTACTCTGCGCTCGTCTACGGCCGATGACGAAGCGGTGCGAAGAATGGCGCTCTTTGGATCAATGGAGAGCGCACTGTCTTTCGCGTACACGTGGCGGGCAACGGCCGGCGTGAAGGTCGGCAAGGTCGGCGAGTTCGTCGGCAAGGAAGGCGGCATGATCCTATCAGCAAGCGAGAAACGGGCGCAGGCGCGGCTGATCCTTGACGTGATCGAGTCGCATACCTCGCTCGATCAACGGGCGCTCCTAGACGCGGAATACGGCGGCGAGAACGGCGAGCGACACGCGGCGATCGGTCGACTCGAACACCTGTTCGCCGGCATCGTGCGCAATCGGGCGGTCATTCGCCTGATGCTGATGCGCGAGTTCGTCTACGGCGCGCACTACTGCCCTTCTGCGCAGCACATCGCCGACGAGTGCGGAGTAAGCCGAAGCACCGCATACAACGCAGCTGCGAAGATCGGGCCGGCAATCGCAGAGCTGCGCCAGGCGACGCACGAGAAGTTACGACCGGCGTTCGAGCGCCGCGGGTGGCTGGCCCGCGAAGAAATGTAGGCAATCGCACAAATATTTTTGCGAAGGCGCTTGAATTTCTAATACTGCCGACGTATTATCCACCTCAGCAGCACACACAACAACAACCCAGAAGGAAACATCGATGAAACCGCAAACCTTGGCCCGCAACGGCTTATTACGCAGTATCGAAGCCTTCCGTCCGCAACAAGCTCCTGTTGCGCGTAAAAATTTGTCCGCAATGGATACACTGGCTGCTTCAGTGCCTAAGTCAGTGTTCATGCAGGAACTGCGCAAGGCCGGCGACGAGCACCTTTGCCCCGTCGCCGAACTGATCGAACTCCATCGTCAGGTGCAGATCGCGGAGAAGGTGCCGGACATGTACGCCCTTCTGATGAATTTCGATCTGGAATGGCGTCGCTTTTCATCGATGTTTCCTGAAGCCTCCGCCGATGGCTGGCTCTCCCTCCTTGTGAACCGTGCGCGCGTCCTGCGCGATGAAATCGACGAGATAAGCCATGCGGGCCGCGCTTGATTGGGTTTTCTTCGCCGCCCTGATCGCTTGGTTCCTATGGGCTACACAGCCGGGGTGGCAATGAGCGACGGCGCCGAGTGGTGGCAACAGCAAATTTCCGAAGAACACGAACAGCACGAACGAGAGAACAAACATGAGCACAGCAACGCTAGTCATCGGTCAGAGCGGAACGGGCAAATCCTCCTCCCTGCGCAATTTCGATCCGGCGCAGACCCTTTTGATTCAGATCGTTAAGAAGCCGCTTCCCTTCCGAGCGAAAGGCTGGAGCTACCTGAGCAAAGAGAACCCGGACGGAAACATGTTCGTCACTGACGACGCCGCGCGCATCGTCAGCATTCTCGGCAAGACGCAGCGCAAGACGATCATCATCGACGACTTCCAATACCTGCTGGCGAACGAGTTCATGCGCCGCAGCGGGGAAACGGGCTTCCAGAAGTTCACGGACATTGGAAAGCACGCTTGGGACGTCCTGACGGCCGCTAACACGCTTCCTGACGACGTGCGCGTGTACATCCTCACGCACAGCGAACAGCTCGATTCGGGACACACCAAGGCCAAGACGATCGGCAAGTTGCTCGACGAAAAGATCACCGTCGAAGGCTTGTTCACGATCGTCCTCAAGACCGATGTTGTCGACGGCGAATACACCTTCACGACACGCAACAGCGGGCGCGACACGGTTAAAAGCCCGATGGGGCTGTTCGGCCAAGAGCGCATTCCGAACGATCTGTATCTCGTCGACGACGCAATCGTTGATTACTACGGCATCGGGCAAGCCGCTTAATTGCCCTTCATCTGAGCCAAGAACAGCCAGATCAACCAGACCAAAGGAAACAGTATGTACGCACTGAACCCGCAAGCAGCACGCCAGGCAGAACAACGCAGCGAGCGCATTACCGAAATCGGCAAGTACGTCGGCCAGTTCACGCGAGCCGAGGATATCGAAAGCTCGAAGGGAACACGCGGCATCGACTTCGCCTTCGTGACCGCCGACAAGCAGACGGCGAACTTCACCCTCTGGACGTTTAACGCGGTCGAGAAGGAACTGTTCGGCTTCAAGCAATTGCAGGCGCTGATGACGTGCCTTCGTGTCAAGAACATCGCGCCGAGTGATGCGGTCGTGAAGAAATGGGACCGCGACACGCAGCAGGTTCAAGAGTTCGACGCCCAAGTGTTCGCCGATCTGATGAACAAGCCTGTCGGCATCCTGTTCGAGACGGAGGACTATCTGAAGACGGACGGCTCGATCGGGACCAAGGTTGTGCCGGCCGCGTTCTTCGAAGCATCGTCCGAACTGATGGCGTCCGAAATCCTGGACAAGAAAGCGGCCGCGCATCAACTCGCCAAGATGATCCCGAATCTGCGCCATCGCCCGTTGCGCAATGCGGCCGCACAGCCTGCACCGGCCCGTGCATCAGCGCCCGCTGGCGGCTTTGACGACATGGACGACGATATCCCGTTCTGAAATTAACAACGACCGCGCCGCTAGCACGCTCTAGCGGCGCACCAAGGGGAACAGCATGGTTAAAGCCAGGGAGGCTGCATTAAGCCGCGACTACGTGGCAAGCCTATTTGAATACGAAGCAGAGACGGGACATTTGCGGAGAAAAGTGAGGAAGGGCGGGCAAGTTGCCGGCCAAGTCGCGGGAGGTCTGCTCACAGACGGCTATGTTTCCGTCGCGATAGACGGTCACCACTATCTCGCTCACCGGCTGGCATGGTTGCTCGCTTATGGCCAATGGCCAAATGGACAGATCGATCACATCAACGGTGCCCGCGCAGACAACAGGCTTTCGAATCTCCGTCTAGCAACGGGCGCTCAAAACTGTCGCAACCAGAAGACCAAACGCAGCAAAAGCGGCTTGAAAGGTGCCGCGTGGTGCTCGACTAGGCAGCACTATATCGCGACTATTCGGACAGAACCGGGAAAGCGAAAGACCCTAGGAAGGTTCAAGACGGCCGAAGAAGCGCACGAGGTGTACAAAGCCGCCGCACAACTCTATCACGGGGAGTTTGCAAGACATGGAGACTAAAAATCTATCGGATTGGTTTCCGCGAGAAATTACGCCGGTTCACGTCGGCGTGTACGAAGTGCGCGTAAAGGCAAACGGCAAGATTGTACGGTGGTTCAGTTGCTGGACTGGCAAGCATTGGGGGCTGTCAGATCAGACGCCAAGAGCGGCATGGGTGCATTGCGATATGCCGAGCGATGCAGCAGCGCACGCAGGCGGGTTCGAATGGAGAGGATTGACGCATGACTGACGACGAAATCATCCAGACCTGCGGCGAATACTACGCGGACGGCACCTGGGACGATGAACTGCTAGGGTTTGCGCGGTTGATTGAGGGCATGACACTCAAGCGAGCGGCAGACATTTGCATGAAAGAGTACGACGAAGCGATGAAGCGCAAGCTATACGAGCTTGCAAGCGGAATGTGGATATGTCATGGCGCGATTTGCGCGGAGGCTGCAGCGTCAAAGGAGAAAGCGAAATGAGCACGTTAGACAACAAGCAGCCCGTTACCGTCGTATCGATCGAGCATATCCGCGAACAGCTCCGCATCGCAGAGATCGACATTGCAGAGGCGACCATGAGACGCGACGGCCTGCGATTCATTCTAGAGGTACGCCAGAAGGACGACCCAATCGAGCAGGAACACCTTAATCGCACCAGAGCGATCATAGCGAAATTTTATGCGTGACTAATACACCGCACGCTTTATTTCGTGGCAATATGCTAGAACCGATACGCCAGATGCTTTATGTCTGGCGATGACAACAAGGAGCCGGTAGTGAGCAATCTCTTCGAAATCGCGAGCGAGTACCGCGCAGATGCGGCGAAGCTCGAAGACCTGGACCTGGACGACCAGACGTTCGCTGACACGCTCGAAGCGATCAGCGGCGATCTGGAAACGAAGTGCATGAACACGGCGTTCGTCGCTCGCAACCTGGAGTCGACAGCAGCGCAGATCAAGGAAGCAGCCAAGGCCATGACCGAGCGCGCGAAGGCGCTTGAGAACCGAGCAGAGCGAATCCGCAAGTACCTGCTCGACGGCCTCACGCTGGCGCAGCGCGACAAGATCGATACGCCCTACTTCCGCATCAAGATTGCGCTCAATCCGCCGAGCGTTCAGATCGCAGACGAATCGCTGATCCCGGATGCGTACAAGACGGAACCGGAGCCGCCGAAGCCGATGCCGGATAAGAAGCTGATCGCGCAGGCGCTGAAAGATGGATTCGAAGTGCCGGGCTGCTCGCTAGTTCGCGGCAGAAGGCTCGATATCAAGTAACCGAGAACAACCATGTCCACGACCTTAACGCTGCTGTCCGGTGGCTACCTTGAAATTGCATGCGCGAATCCTTGGGCCGAGCCGTTGCGCAGACATTACGTGATCCGGCGCACGGTCGATTACCGGTCGATTCCTTGGTGCTAGGCGTGGACAGGGGCGAATGCTTGCGCCGTTTCATGCAGGCAGTGAGAGACGGCCGCCGAGGCGACTACAGCAGCGCTAAGGCGATCGTCGAGAGCGTGAGGGGCAAGGCAGGCGATAGCGCCGCAGAGACGGCGAAACGCGAACTGTGGGCGTATATCCGCAGCGAGAAGAACACGAAATGACAGGCCAATCACAGTTATACGGGGAATCGCAGATCCTAGTGCTCCCCCTCCCGCCTTCCGTGAACGCCTATTGGCGCAAGTCGCCAGTCGGCATGTACATCACGCAGCAGGGCAAAGACTTTCGCAAGCGCGTCGCCGAGATCGTAGCCGAGCACAACGCGAAGAAATTCGGCGATGCGCGTCTGTTCGTGGCGATGCGTGTTTGCGGTGGCGATAAGCGCCGGCGCGACATTGACAACTTCTGCAAGGCCGGCCTCGATGCGCTGATGCACGCAGGCGTATTCGACGACGACAGCCAGATCGACGAGCTGCACGTTTCCCGCGGGCCAATCGTCAAAGGCGGCCAGTGCATCGTTATGGTGGCGAAAGCATGAAAGAAACCATCTACCTTACGCCGACGAGCCGCGCATACGCGATCGAATGCCTCAAGCGCCGCCCTGACGGCGATGTGCTGACGCTTTCCGCCCCTACCCGATCGAACGATCAAAACGCGCTCCTGTGGGCGCTCCTGACGGACGTATCGAATCAAGTCGAGTGGTACGGCCGCAAGCTGACGCCTGCTGAGTGGAAGGATTTTTTCAGTGCGTCGCTTCAGAAGATGACCGTCGTTCCGAACATGGAAGGCACCGGGTTTATTGCGCTCGGACAGAGCACGTCGCGAATGACGAAGCGCATGTTTTCGGATCTTTGTGAGCTTATCCAGGCTTTCGGATCCGAACGAGGCGTGCGCTGGAGTGCGCCGGCAAGTTACGAGGAATTTGCAGCATGAGAGGAAGCCCCAAAGACCCGAACAGCTCGCGCTACCAGAACAGGCGACTCATCGTCGAACTGTTACAGAAAGAGCCTGCAACCGTTCCGCAGATCGCGGCCATGATGGGAATGTCTGTCAGCGGCGTACGCAAGCACATCAACAACATGCACACGGCCAAGCCGAAGCAAGTCTATATCTGCGACTGGAGCCAGCGCGTCGGCGGACGTGGCGGCGACGGCGCTGCGGCGATCTACCGCGCAGGCAGCAAGCGCGATGTCGAGTTCGACAAAAAACGTGCGCGGGCCGATGCGTCTGCGCGCTACCGGGACAAGCTGTACGGTCTGCTGCTTGCCAAGGATGCGATCAAGCGCGGAACCTTCAATCCCTTCTGGCAGCTTACTGTACGTTCATCGGAAGCCGCGCGATGAAACGATCCGCACCGATGAAGCGTACCGGATTCAAGCGCCCCGAGCCGAAGCCGTTCGAGCTGGCCGATCGAAAGACGACGATCAAGCGCACGGCGATGAAGTCGCGCATCAAGAAGCCAACCGTAGCCGAAGGCTCAAAGTACCTTGCAGCGTGCCGCGGCGAACGATGCTTTCTCGGCGTCGTGTGCGGCGGAGACGCTTCGCCCGATATCGTTGTCCCCTGCCATAGCAACCAGGGCAAGCACGGCAAAGGAATGGGGTTGAAGGCTGACCACGCCTACACCGTTCCGGGCTGTCATTGGTGCCATCAATGGCTAGACGCCGGCAAGGCAAGCAGAGAAGAAAAGTTCGCAACCTGGGATCGCGCATACGACGAATGGAAGTTCGTTCGCGATGGAAAAATGGAAGCTGAGGCAGCATGAAAAACACAATCAACATCGGCCGTCAGCCGGAAACGATATCTCCGCACGAGCTGGCAGACGCCATGCAGGCAGGACGCGCGTATTCGCAAGAAGAAGTGATGGGACTACTGCCGGGACGCCCACGGGCTTGCGTGCGAGACACGCTGCATCTGATGGTGCAGAAGGGCATGGTCTGGCGCAACAACAGCAAGCGCGGCGCCATCACGTTCGAGTTATTGGAAGGTGAGCAACTTCGGGAGGCGATCGACAGCAAGACGAAGCGCGCCGAACCGCCCGCATGGATGAGCAAGAACCTAGTTGGCTATGAGCGATCGCAGAACGGCTTCCGCGATCTGTGTTTACTCGCGCGAAAATAATACAGCAGAAGCTTGCATTGCAGATACGCCCAAGGTATTATTCATCGCAATGCAGGAACAACAATAACCACACAACAGAAGGAACCAGCATGCACAACTACTACCACTTCGCCTTATTACGCCCGTCCGTCTACGTGGCCGCCTTCTTCACACACGATCGAAGCCCGTTATAGCTCGGTCGTATCTAAAGCAGACAGACACTGGCGCGCGCATCGCCGCCTAGCCACCCTTCATTTTTGAGGAAAGCATGACCCAAGAACTCATCCGCCAGTTGTTCAATACGGCGCGCAATGCAGACTCGCTTCAATCGTTCGAACGCGTCGCGGCTGAGATTCTCTCCGCGAGCATCGCCGACACAGCGGGGGCGAAGCAGGACGATGTGAGGGATGCGCTCGATATTGCCGAGCAGCTTGACGAGATGAGCTACCGGATAACCCGCTTCAGCAATTACGAAGGCGACGCGGTGTGTGCTCGCGCGGCTCAACTTCTGAGGACGTTTGCCAACCATCAAGCCGCAAGACGCAAGGTCATGAGCGACGGCGATTTGCAAGACATCGTGATGGGCCTGTTTGGTCGATACACCATTCCGGCGGATTACAAGCTAGCCAACTCGGTTGCGGAATTCGTTATGTCGAAGCTACCGCGCTCCGCGCCATACGGCGCACCATTCACGACCGACGTTGCGCACTGCTGCGGCGATCCCGAGACGTGCAACGATCCGTGCGAGCCTGCTATCGACACAGCGGGGGCGCAGCCGGTGGCGTGCCCTCACTGTTGGGAAGTCGATTGCTTGACCTGCGGCACAGACGCCGCCCCTACGCCTGAGCGTGCGGACGCCGACACAGCGGGGGCGCAGAGCGCAGAGCAAGAGCGCGAGCGGTTTGAAGCAGATTACGCCGTCGTGTGGAACCGATCGATGCATGAAAACGGATGGGCGAGCGATCATACCGCCGACGATGTGAGGGCGCTTCGCGAAGGAGATACATACGGAGAGGGACGCGACTATCTCAACGCGCGCTGGGAGGGATGGCAAGCCCGTGTTGCTCTCGCCGCCCCTCCCGCGAGTTCGGTAGCCGATGCGGCGGGGGCGAGTGAGGGGCAGGCGGAGCCGGTGGCGTGGATGTACACGAGCCATCGAGGCGTTGACCTGTGCCGCGTTCCGCTCGATGAGAACCTGAAAAAGCTCGCGCCTGCCGATATGGTCGAAGTGCCGCTCTACGCCCACCCCTCCGCCGAGATCGCCGCGCTGCGCGAGCGGATCGCGGGGATGGAGAAGGATGCAGAACGCGGCACGGTGACAGCTCTGCAAAGCGCAAGGCACGCGATCTATACCGCCGGCACGCTCGACGAATCGTTCAACTCCGTTCAGAAGTTGATCGACGCCGCCATTGCCAAGGGAGCGAGCAAATGACGGACGAACAGAAAGCAGCGCTCGATCTGGCAATCCTGAATCTCAGGACTCACGGCGACGACCAGTTGCTGAGCGCCGTGCAACCGCTGATCGAGTTTTACGAATCCCGCGTATTGGCGGAGAGGAAGGAGCCGTGCGGCGGTTGTGGCGGGACGGGTCACATGGTGCGCGATCCCGACATTGGCACGGATCAGGAATGCTTTGCGTGCGACGGTAGCGGCATCGACCAATTCACCCACCCCACGCCGGATGATGCAAGCATTCAGGAGCGAATCCCGAAAGGCTGGTGCCTCTATGCATGCGATTTCTCTATTCAAGGTTCGCCGGGCAGCGTGACGTTGAAGAGAGACAAGGAAGGTGTGAGTTGGTGGTTCTCGCTTCCGGAATATCGGCGAGAAAAGACTGATCTTTTTTTGTACGGACGCGGCAAGACGATCGAGGAAGCGCTCGACGCCGCCATCGACCGAGCAAGGCAATCTGGGGAGGAAGGAAAATGAGAAAGCGAACGCACCGGAAGGTGTACGTCGAGAAGGAATTCATCACGTCGTTATTCAACGCTGATGAGCCGATGCCAGAGAGTGAGCGCGTCGAGACGCTAACCGGCCTGCACGCAGCCGCCGTCGCCCTCTCGCGCGGATTTGGCGACGCCCACCATTGGGACACGCTGATCGTGGGTCTGAACATTGCCGTCAACGTATGCGCAATGGCGAAAAACGGTCACATCGGCCTTAACGCCGTGAACGAGGCCCGGAACGCACTGATTAGCGTTCGAGAGCGCGCGCACGATCTAGGACGGTACGTATTCACTGGCGAGGAATTGAGCGCGGTGAATGGCGGGATTCACGTCTACGAGCAGATTATCGAGACGGTCGGGCGACGCCAGTATGTGCGGGCTTGCAAGATGTACACGCGCGACGCGAATGCCGGCAAGACGCGCAAGATCCTGCCGGGACAGGAGACGAAGCGGTTCAAGATGACGGCGGCTGTGTAGTCATACGTGTGCGCACACGCGCATACGTATGCGTCACTTCCCCCATTGATGTTTGCGCAAGTATGAACTAGGATTTGCGCACAATAACAGGGGAAGGAACATGACCATCATAGCGATTGTGATGCAGAAGGGTGGCGTCGGCAAGACAATGACCGCCACCAACGTCGCCGGTACGCTCGCCATGCAGGGCGGCTCTGTGCGCCTATACGACGCCAATCCGTACCAGTCCAGCGCGTACCAGTGGGGGCAGTTGCGCATCGACGCCGAAGTGCCGCAGAACCTAAGCGTCGTGCGGGTCGACCAAAATTACGGGCACGCCGTCACTGCTGACGCGCCGAACTTCGATCACATCGTCATCGACTGCCCGCCGAACCTCGATATGGAAACACGCGTCGCGATGGCATTGGCTGACATAATCCTGATTCCGTTGCGGATAGGCCAATTTGACGCCTGGAGCCTTGCGCAGACGGCGCACATAGTCAGGCAGAGAAGGGCGACGGTAACGGCGCCAGTGCGCGCTATCGCCTTCGTGAACGCCGTTCCGCACTACATCAGGGCCGAGCTTGACGAATCGATCGACGTTATCCGGGAAATGGGAGACTTCGAACTAGGCCCGACGATCGTCGACCGCGCGGCATACCGGAAGGGCGCGAAACTAGGGCTTTCGGTTATGGAGTTGCCGCCCGAATACCGAGACGGGAAGGCGAGCGACGAGTTCGGAACGCTGATGGCGGGGGTTCTCAATGGCTAATCCTCCACTGAACCGCAGCGCTGTCGACGCCTTTATTGGCCAGCAACCAGCAAAGCCAGAGAACGAAGCACAGCCGACATTCCGCGAGCGCGACTCAACGCAGCGAATGGCGGTGAACATGCCAAAGAGCTTGTATGAGGAATTGCGCGCGTTTATGAAGCTGACTGACACGCCAATGTCTGACCTGCTTGTCGAAGGGGCGCGGCGCGAGCTGGCGCGGCGGAAGCAGGGCGGCAAGTGATGAAGACCAAGATTGATACGACATTCCAGACCATGCAGCGCGACTTGTTCGAATCGGGGATTGCCGCACAGATCGGGATGAGCGCCTTTGGTCTTTGGCAGGCCATCAAAAGCCACGCCGACTTCGACACTGGCGAGGCCGAGCCGGGAATCCGCCGACTTGCCGAAATGACAGGGATGGGGAAGAGCACCGTATCCGAGTGCGTGAAGATCCTTGAAAAACACAGGATGCTTCGCGTCATCACGAAAGGAAAGGGCAAGACAGGGACGCTATACATCGCCCGCGAGCGCCTAGACATTCGGCTAGGAACGCGAGTTTTGTGCACAATCGTGGTCGACTATATCCCTATGAAGATTGGCGAGCGTCTAAAGGCAATCGGCGAGGCGGTGAACGAACGCGGGCGCGTCGACGCCGAAGCGCTCACAAACTGCGAGATCATTCCTGGAGACGGTTTTAGGTGGGATTCCACCGAAGGCGTTCTGAAGGCCGCGCTTCCAACAACTGAACTTGCGACGCCGCCTGATGAGGTTGATGAGGATTCTGCGCACCCTGCAGTGCGCCGTTTGATGGACACCCGGAGGCGGATCGCGGCAGCGCCGAAGGATATAGAAGAGATATAAGTATGGTTTTGTCCGGCCACAGGTACGCTAAGCCGGTTTAGAGTTCGGCCACAGGTACGCTATGAGATTTAGAGTCCGGTCACAGGTACGCCAAAGTTATCCACATGCAGCGTAGTGTTCGGCTACAGGTACGCTAAATCGGCTCCTAGCGTCCCATTGCCGGACACCTAGCGTTCATCACCGTGAACGCAAAAAAGAACCGATAATACCTATTATGTCAACATGCACAACAACAAAACTTCGACATTGCAAATCGTTAGGTCTGTGGAGTATTATTAATACATAAGGCGTTTAACCAAATTAATAAAAGTGACAGACCATGTTGCCAGCCCCGAAAAAAGCAACGGCAGAAGAATTCGAATGTTTCGCATTCCGGCTTCAGGACATTGACGATCTGGGTCTGTTCTGCTCGGTCGATGTTCGAGAAGAGGCACGGCGACTGCTCGGCATGCCGCCGCACCCCAATTCAATCCCGCCGAAGAAGCAACCCACAACGGTTGAAGCGGCTTAACCGCGGCTGTCCGCGTTTATTCGCGGATCTGCCTGCGCCTTGCCGCGGAAGAACGAGGCCACGCCGAGCACCGCGCCGATCGTCAGCGTTAGATCCGCTGACAACGGAACCGGCTGCACGTGAAAGAGCGGCAGGATGAACATCGACATAACGTAGAGGCCGAACACAAAGCCGATGAACGGGCGCCACGTATAGGTGGGCCAATGATCCGCCTTCGCTTCGGATTGCATCGTCGCGTTGACATTGCCGATAGCGTCAGAACCGGCTTTGATAGACGCCTGATCGGTTGCCGCCTGGATCTGCGCCATCTGCACTTTGAAGTCGTTATCCGCCTTCTGAAGCGCCGCAATCGCGTCAGGCGACAGGCCGGCTTGAATCGCCTGCGTCACCTGATCGGATGTGCCCTCTTGATGACCGAGTACCGCGCTGCTTACCGCGCGCAACGCTGCGCCCGCCACCATACCGGCCGGGCCGCCAACAACAGACAAGGCAGTCGCCAGCGTTGGCGCGACGCCCCCAAGTACCTGTTTCCAGTCCATATCAGCACCCCCGGCGCATCATGTCGGCAAGGCGCGTCGCCCTGCCCTTTACTTGCGTTGCCCATGCGGACGCCAACATACCGTCCGCTGCTGCGTCGTATTTGCCCTGACGCATGGCAACGAGCGTGTTACGGAAGCCGAGTAGTTTCGTGATTCCGAGATTGAACGCCATGTTCGCCAAAGCGCGCTGTCGCACGTCGTTGAGATCAGTCCACCAGGGCAAGTTGCGGTCAAGGTCGTGGAACACGTCTTCGAGATCGTCATCGAGCAGCGAATTAATCTGCATGTCGTTGAGCGGATATTTCCAGCCGGCCGGCAGAGGCTTCGAGTTCAGGTTGTGCCCGACGCCAACCGTTGGAATGCCCTTCGTGTCGTTGTACGGCGAATAACGAACGCCCTCGTCGCGGCGCAGCTCGGCGATCAGCTTTTGAAGGTTCTCGTTATTCATCGACATTCGCATCTCCTTTGCGCAGGCGCTTGATCGACGAGTAAATCTGCAATGCCGTGTAAATCACGGACAGCGTGAGCAGCACGCGCGGGAAATTCGCGTCACTCCACGCGAGCGCCGTTGCGTACCACGGAGGCGCGATTTGCGCGACCGTCTGTGCGACGGCTGAAGCGGTGTCTTTCATGGGATCGGAAAAGAAAAAGCCGCCCGAAGGCGGCTTAGGGTTACTTACGGCTGACCTTCTTACTGGTTCACGTTCGCGTGCCAGTAGAAAACGAGGTTGGACGCCTGCGATGCGTTGATCGTTATCGTGAACTGTGTTGCCGTCCACGAAGCAAGCCACCAACGCGCGCCGAGCGTGTCGCCGGCCGGAACCAACTCGATCTGACCATTGCCCGGCGTGACAGCCAATCCATGATTGACGGTTACGCTGAACGTGCCAGCCGTGATCGTCGCAGTCCCGGTTTTCTCAGTGATAAATCCG